TTTGTCAAAAAATAATATACCCCCCGGGGGTACCCCATAATGCAATCGCTCACACTTTTCCGTCTCATCTTGACACGTGCTCTGCCGTCTGCTATCGCCCGTTCGGTCTATGATCGGCATCACATGCTTTGTGCTTGACACGTGTTTTCTGTATTCGTATATTTGTGTCATCGCCGGTGAGGGAAGTGCCCTCGGGGTGGGAGGAGGAATGATGGATATTGAACAGATCACGCGTAAGGCGATCACGAACACTTTCAATACTCTTATTGATGAGGGTTATTCGCCTTCGATGGAGTTTGAGGATAACTCGCTGACGATTTGGACGGAGGATGCGTCGGCTGAGTTTGTTGTGATTATTAATCGCAAGCGAACGGTTTTCGGCGAGCACGTCCTGTCTATTCAGGCGGTTCAGGGTGAGGGTGAGTCGTATTTGGCTGAGATGATTGCGGATGAGATGGTTGAGGTTGTTAAGGGGAATGCGGACGATGAGTAAACGTTACAAACTTCTATTGATCCTGATAGGAACTCTCAAGCGGTTGTGCGCTAATTACAAGATTATTGGGAGTGATGAACCTCAAGACAGAGATACTGTAGTCGTTTTAAATAGAGCGCCTAGGGCTATTTACCTTAAGGTCTCTAATGAAGGCATTGATGTTCATCCTTCATTTCTCGTAATGTATGAGGAGGAACTGCAAGCGGATATATTGGTTTCTACGGTTATGGCGGCGGCAAGTGTTCAGATCACGGAATGAGGAGTTCATCGTCCTTGATGATGGGGAGGAGTTGTTTAGGTCATGGTCGTTCGTTGCGACAGCGCGGTTCCTGGAATTGGTGAATTGCGATCACAGGTTGGAGAGGTTGGGGACGGCGATAGATCGGGCGTACAGCCAGTTCAGGTCGCCACTAGAAAAGTTGGAGGTGATTATAGATATTCGGGAACTGTGATTACTGTATACATCGGAAACAAAATGGTGTATGCCGGCGATTCTGTTGACAACGCTGTAGATAGAATCTGCTCACCAGGAGGGATTGATTATGAACTGTGGGCTGTCTGAGAAGGACATTAGGGATCACGAGGGACCGCTCTGGTCTGGCAACCTTGTGATTGAGAAGGTTGAGGGGCGCTGGGTGCCTGGAGGGTGTCCTGCTAGGGTGACCGATAGGCAGGTGTTTGCGTCGCAGTATGGTATGAGCGCTAGGAAGTTGATTGAGAAGTTCGGACACATTGAGAATCATCCGAGGAAGCGGACATGGTTCAACAGTTGACAGATACTCGGGTACCGAATATCACGTACTGGCTGGCGATCGATGAGCAATTGGACACTCATAAGTTCAGGGTTATCAGGTACTCAACCTTGTGTGAGACGTTCTATACATGTGAATACGGGACCGTTTCATATAGGGTTGACATTAACGCTACGGTAGTTAGTTTCAAGCCTAAGGGACGTCAACCTACCACCGTGATCTACGGTTACGATGAGAAACCCTCCGAGCAGGAGATGCTTTCTTTGCTAGTTTTCTGGACCGCTAAACCCTTGTTCCTAGCGGTACCAGCACCAACAGAAACCGAGGAACAAGACAGTCAAGAGACACTCTTCTAGGAGGAAGACCAAATGAGCACCGAGATTACTACCAGCACCGCCGCTAACCCGCTTGCCGGAATGGCCGCCACTAACGGTATTTTCACTACCGTTAAGGGCGACGACTTTGAGACTAAGGCGAAGATCTTCAACGCCGTCAACGACGCTAAGCCGGTTTCCGACCTTTCCGGCAAGCCGTTTGAGATCGCGGACCTGGTGATCGAGTCCACGGAGTTCGTCAACGAGAAGACTGGCGAGATCGAGCCTGCCGTGCGGACCATCTTCATCACCCCCTCAGGGGACGCCTACCAGGCGTTCTCAGGGCCGATCTTCAACGCTGCCAAGCGCATCCTCACCCTCCTGGGCGACCCCTCCCAGTGGCCCGCTCCGCTCAAGGTGAGGGTGACTGAGGAGGGGAGCGGCAAGAATCGCTTCTACAAGTTGACGCTGGTCTGACGTCGCCTAGTCGCTGGCTGCTAGAGTCCTCCCCGTCCTCCATAGGGAGGACGGGGAGGATTTATCATGAGGCATAGCAAGGATGAACTTATCGCGCTGCGTAAGGCGGCGATGAAGTCTGAGTCACTGGTGACTCGTAAGATCAAGCGCATGGCCAAAGGTGACTATGGTATCGACATTTCGGGTATGGAATACGATCCCCGCGTGGGCAAGGACGCCATTTCTAGAATGTCAGGTGACCAACTTAAGAAACTCCTAGAGAAGCAAACCTATTTCCGCAAGGCGAGTGTCGGTTATTATAAGGGCGCACGCGGAACCATTGTCACCCGACAGTCATACCGCAACTACGTGAACTCCGTGCGTAAGATCAACAATAGCGCTGACGCCGAACAAGCCAAGTACCAGGATATGTTTATCAAGCCGCTAGGAATGACGGTCAAGGAACGGCGCGCGATGATGACGCCAACCCATCCCGTACATGGTACCGAAGCCTATGATGGTATGAAGAAACTCAAGATCTACTCCCCCACCCAACTCATGGGTACTGAGGGCGCGAAGATGATCGCGCTCCGCAATGACGATATTCGACGCCAGTACACGAGCCGGGAACTGGTGTCTAAGGCACGTGGGTACATGAATGACATGATGGATGTCATCGGGGATGAGGAGTTGCGCGTTAAGTTCAACTCTCTGTCCGATGAGCAGTTCTGGTTTATCTGGGCATACACAGATTTCCCGAACGAGTTGGCGCTAAAGTATGACGCCATGATGATGCAGATGAGAGTTCTTGACGGGTCTAACCAACTCTCAGATGGGATGATTGATTCTGCGATTGAGCGTGGCGAGCAATCCATCGGTAGGGCAATGGAGTATTACAAGTATGCCAAGACACTCGATATCTAACGCTAGGTGCGCAGATTTCGAGACGACGACTAACCCCCTTGACTGCCGTGTATGGTCATGGGGAAGCATGGCGGTCAACGACTATGAGGACTATGAGGTCGGGTTAGGAGTTGGCGCCTATGTCGCATACCTCCTTTCTGCGCCTAATGTGACGTTCTTCCACAATCTCGCGTTCGACGGTTTATTCATTATCGACCATATCCTGAAAAACGGATATAAATGGGTAGCCGACAAGCCGGGAAAAGGCGAGTTCTCCACGGTCATTAGCAATATGAACAAGTTCTACTCCATCACCATCATCTCAAAGGATGGAGTTAAGGCGGAACTGAGAGACTCACTCAAGAAAATTCCACTACCCGTTAGGGACGTGCCTAAGGCATTCAACCTTGAGTCTGTTAAGGGAGAGATCGACTATGAGGCGGAACGTCCTATCGGCTACCTGCCCACGGAAGACGAATGGAAATACCTGTACAACGATATCTACATCATGGCTCAAGCCATGCGCGTAGTTCTCGCAAGCGGAATGACCAAACTAACCGTTGGAGCCGATTCGCTTGCCGAGTTCAAGTCTCTACACGGGAAAGGTTTCAGCAGGACGTTCCCAACTCTGTCGAAGACAGTAGACGACGATATCAGAGCGGCATACAGAGGAGGTATTGCAATGCCGTCAAAGAAATGGGCAAGGAAGCGGACGGGGCCAGGGATCGTTATTGACAAGAACTCGATGTATCCGTGGGTGATGAGGACTAAGCCGCTCCCCTACGGGAGACCATGGTGGTCTGAGAGCGAGGACCCCGATGCCGACCTGTACACAATCTCGATAACGTTCACTGCAAAACTCAAGCCGGGACACTTGCCCTGCATTCAACTCAAACGTTCACTACAGTTCAACGCTAACGAGTTCCTTGAGTCGGTGCCTGAACCTACAACGGTCACTATTACGTCTATTGACCTTGATTTGTGGATGCAGCAGTACGACATAACGATTTACTCAATTAGCGGTTGCTGGAATTTCAAAGCGACAGAGGGACTGTTTAACGATTACATTGATAAGTGGATGGCAGTCAAAGCAAATAGCACCGGGGGAGCAAGGACAATTGCTAAACTACACCTAAACTCTCTGTACGGAAAGTTTGCCAAGAATACCGACGTTACCGGTAAGCGCCCATACCTTGATGAGAACGGGACCGTTCAACTCACAATGTGCGATCACGAGGAGAGCAACCCCGTATATACTGCTATGGGAGCTTTCATTACCGCCTACGCTCGGCAAGACCTCATTAACAATGCTCAAGCGAACTATGACCGATTTCTGTACTGCGACACGGACTCCCTACACCTACTAGGTCCCGAGGAGCCGGACCTGTACTTGCATCCCACGGAACTGGGTGCCTGGAAGGTGGAGCATGACGGTCAGCCGTTCGATGACGCGGTCTTCCTACGAGCGAAGCAGTACTGCGAGCGGTTCGGCGATAATGATGATGTTCACATTGCTGGACTCCCCGCTGAGATTGCCGCTCGAGTCCGATTGGAGGACATGTTGACGCCTCGAACATGGGACGGTAAACTCGTACCCAAGAGAGTTCCCGGAGGGGTGGTACTCTCTAACACATCATTCACACTCAATTAGAGGAGAACTGAAATGGCACGCGTCAAGGCTGGACATAAGAACCTGACTGTCACCGTCACCGAGGAGGTTGCTGACGCTCTCGATGAGGCTCACTGGACCCTGCGTCGTGAGGTTCCTGAGATTCTGACGGAGATTGTCACTAAGGGCGTGGAGGAGATTAAGGCGAGCACTGGCAAGTGACCGGGATGTCACCGGCTGAAACCGCTCGGTACTTGATGGGCTGACACCTCCTAGGGCTGTCTGGTCTCTCTCCGCAGTGATATGGTGGGTACGTAAGTACCCACCATATCTTTTTGTGCACGGAAAGGAAGATCAATGGGGTTTCTTGATGATATTGGGGGTAAGTTCGGTGCTGCCCTTAGTGGTTTGGGGGAGATTCTCGGGGCGGACCATTCCGATACGCTCGATAATCTCTCGAACATCTGGAACGAGATGACCGATTTTGCTGGTGGTTTCGATTCCAAGATGACCGATCTTAATTCGATGCTTGAGGAGAAGGAGAAGATGATCTCTGACCTCAAGGGCAAGAACTATGACCTGCTCATGGCACAGCCTGGCAGTGACCCCAGCGATGCTGCGAGTAAGATGCCGGGCGAGGATGGTGAGGCCGACTACGAGGGCGTCACGTTCGATGACCTCATTTCCACTAGCGACTCTGACGATGAGGAGAAGAAGTAATGGCACGTCGTTTTTACGGTAAGGTTCGCAACGCAGATAACGTTAATATTCTTAACGCTATTCGCAATGACGCGTCGCTTGATTATCACAAGCGGATTCCTGCTGCGACTAAGGGTAATGTGGCTGACGTTGCTGATGCGATTTTCAGTTTTCGTCCACACAAGAATGAGTTCATTGAGTCTCTCATTAACCGCATCGGGCTCGTATATGCTCGCAATTCGATCTGGTATAATCCCCTGAGTGAACTCAAGCGTGGTGCCCTTGAGTTCGGCGATACTATCGAGGAGATTCAGGTCGGTATCGTCAAGGCTAATCACTACAGCCATGACCGTGATTACCTTGAGCGTGACATCTTTGCTCGCGCTGACCTTGATATCGCTACCGCTTTCCACACCGTTGACCGTGAGGACTTTTACAAGATCACGATTGATGACAACACGCTCAAGCGTGCTTTCCTCGATCCCTCCGGGCTTGACCAGTTGACGCAGCAGATCATGTCCTCCCCTACCACTGCGGACAACTGGGATGAGTACCTCATGATGAGTGCTCTATTCCGGGTTATGGATAACAAGTATCCGATGTTCAACGTCAATGTTCCTGACGTTGCCAAGATGGATTCCACGGAGCCTCAGGCGCGTTCTCTGCTGCGTAAGATTCGGGCCACGGCCGGGAACATGCAGTTCCTCAGCACGCGCTTCAACGGTGCTAAGATGCCCATTGCGGCTAAGCCTGAGGAGCTCATCCTGTTCGCTACTCCTGAGGTCAAGTCGGGGCTTGATGTTAACGCGCTGGCTGTCCTGTTCAACGTTTCCTATGCTGACGTTCCGTCTCGTATTATCGAGATTCGTCAGGAGGATATTGCGATGAACGGTGTTCAGGCTTTCCTGACCACCAAGGATTTCTTCGTTATCGCGGATACGTCCCTTGAGACTACGAGCGAGTTCAATCCGATTTCTCGGCAGACTAACTTCTTCCTCCATCACTGGGAGATTATCTCCGCTTCCCCGTTCGCACCTATTGTCAAGTTCTCTACTGCTCCCGATACTGCTCGAGACTCGATTGAGATTGCGTCCGCTGTTGCTATTGACCGGGTCCAGTTCGTGATTGACTCTAACGAGCAGGACGTGCGTAACATAGATAAATCCAATGCCCGAATGGTCAAGGGTGGAAGTGGTCAGTTGGAGGCTGTTCTGACGGGGCTCAAGGCCGGCCAGGAGGACATTGAGTTCACCGAGCAGTGGTCTATCGAGGGTAGCAAGGACACCGGTACTCGTATCGACAATGACGGACTTATCTACATGAGTCCGAACGAGACCAGTCAACTGGTCATTGCACGCGTCAAGGTGTCTTGGATTGACCCTGCTACCGGGAAGTACGTCACCAAGACTCAGCAGTTAAGCATCGTCCCCAAGGATAATGTGGCTGGCCTGAACGGCTGACGCTCTCCTATACTGATGGGCACCGTCCTCCTGGGCGGTGCCCATTTCAGTTTGGAGGAGATATGCCGACCGTTAATTCACTTCCCAATGGCGCCTCATTCGGTACTCAGTTCGATTATTCAGTGTGGGGGCCCGGCACTGAGGTTACTTTGTGTAACGTTCCGTGGGACTCGATGTACAGGGACGTGTATTGGTTTGACGATACAGCGGAGGCAATTAAGTACATTCAGGACTATAACCGAAACCGTAATATCCCTACCATTTCGATCAATCACCTCACTTACTGTGCGCAGAATGCGCCGGTGAGAGTTAATATCCCGTTCAGTGAGGCCAATACTTTCAACTACCTCATTGTCCAGAATGACGCGTTTCCGATTTCTCAGGAGAATCGGGCTACAACGTTTTTCTACTTCATTCACACAGTGGACTATGTCGCCCCTGAGACCACTCAGTTAACCATTTCTCTTGACGTATGGCAGACGTACCACAATCGAGTCAAGTTCCGGTCAGCATATATCGAGCGGTCACACTGCCTTGAGCAGAGCGCCAAGAAACTGAGGGAGCACTGGAATTTCGATTACTTTAAGACGCACGCCCGTTTCTGGCTCAAACAGCCTGAGAGTTTCTCGCTTGGTGAGCGACAGACTATTTATCGGAGTTGGTTCGGTAATCTTGTGACCGGAAAAGTCAACGACTTTAACCGGCAATTCGACTATGTAGCGATCATTATTTCTACCACTAACCTTAACGCCGATTTCGGGACTACCGGCAACCCTTCGATGTACGCTGCTACTGGGGCTAATGTGATTAGCACTGTCCCCCATTTGGATGCGTCGTCGCTTAGCCAATCGATTTCTCTCATCTCTGGTGCGTCGTATTACATGTGCTCATTGACCGATCTTCCTAAGATTATGAAGGAACTGAGTGACGCTCCGTGGGTATCGCAGGGGATTCAAGATATCTACTACGTCCCCGCCAACGTTGTTAGTGGAGAGACTATTACCGGTAAATTGGGTAACTACGGATTGAAGCGTATAACACACAGTTCTAACTTTCAGAATGTTGAAGTCGCATACGACTTTCACCCGACAAAGTTGCCCGATTTCCTTAAGGTTAACAACAATAACATTGGGAGCAAGAATCTTAAAAGGCTCAAGCGGTTCTTTAAGTTTTACACATCTCCATACATGCACATTGAGTTGTCGTTCAATAACGGGCAAACTCTCACGGTTTCACCCGAGTATCTCAACTGGGCCAAAACTCTCGAACTAAGGGTTGAATTTCAGTTACTTCCACCATCCCCGCGTATTGTCGCCTATGTAGACGGGTATAACAGCGACAAGAACGATACAGCGTGGAAGACTGATACTGAGTACGTGAATGAGGCGATGGTTATTGACAACTTCCCGCATGTTCCAGTTGTTAACGACCAGAGCATGATCTGGTATGCGTCTCACGCTCACTCAATTGCGCAGAATCGTAATGCTGCTACGTGGGGACTCGATAAGTCGACGCGTGCCGCCGATACGTCCTTTGACGCGACCATGCGTGGCATTCGTACTGGTAACGCGATCATGCAGAACAATCTTGGTGCGCAGAATCTGAACACTGCTTTGGCTAACACTGCGCAGATGGCCCACCAGCAAGTTAACAGTGCTAATCGTGCTATTAGCGGTATTGGTGGCGCCGCATCTACGGCACTGAGTAATCCGCTTGGCGCTATTGGTCAGTTGGGTGGGTATGTTCAGGGTCAGATTACGTCCGACATTTCCACTGCTATTGACATTAATGCACGAAACCAGGGCAACGTTATCTCTCAGAACTTGACGCGCGCTAACCAGAGTGAGCAGAACATGCTTACCGGTACTAATGCGGCGGCTAACCGTGACCTTGCTAAATGGGCGTCTCAGGGCGACTATCAGCAGCAGATTGCGGCCATTAATGCTAGTGTGCGGGATGCTCAGATTACTCCCCCGTCGGTGTCTAGTGCTAATGGTGGTGACCCGTTCAGTTGGATTATGAATGGTGCGCTCGTTTTCGCTAAGTTGAAGATGGTGTCGGTTGACGTTATTCGTAGACAGGGACAGTTCTGGGAGCGTTACGGGTATGCGTGCGATTTCTTCCTTTCCCAGTTGCCGCCACGGCTACAGACGATGAACAGGTTTAGTTACTGGAAGTGTCATGATGTTCGCATTGTTTCTTCATCATGCCCTCAGATGTACATTGACACCCTTCGCGGTATCCTTGAGAAAGGTGTGACAGTATGGCATTCTCCTATGTCTGACAGTGAATTCTATGGTGACGTGTCGCTAGACAATGAGGCTATTATCTGGGACAAGGAAGGAAATTTGAAGTGAGTAAACCAGACTTTGTTGGAGAGGCAATCTACGCGCCATTCCTAAGGGAAATGGCTGTAGATCCTGGGAAGATGCGTAAGGAAACGCTTACGCTAATGTACGCACGCGTACTCTCCGAAATGTGTATGAACCGGTACCACTGGACTGGTCTTCCTGAGGAGATTGATCCTCGGTTTCTTGAGATGACTCTGTTCTCTCAGGGATTGTCAGTGTTTTTCTGGGATGAGGAGTTCGGTCGGTATTTTGCGTTGCGTGGCGCCGGTTTCGGTACCCCGAATATGTATAACAACCCGACTGAGTTCATTGTTTATGGGAACACAATGGTCAACAAGACAATGAAGGGCGATCTCTGTGTCCCTATCTGGAACAACTATCTGCGCACCGGAGATACCGACATTATCGGCGTGTACGCGCGTCGTCTGTCAGAGATTGACACCACCACTGAGATTGACCTCATTCACATGAGGGTCCCGATCCTCCTGACGGCTGACACGAACGAACGTAAGTCGGTTATGGATGCGTATAAGCAACTGGCCGAGGGTAATCCTATGATTGCTGAGGTATCCTCCGCTACCGGAATAGGGACTTTGCAGGACAAGATTAGTTCTATCTCCACGGGGATCAACAAGGACTATCTACCTAACGTGATGGAAGCAAAGGTTAGGACCTGGAACGAGGCACTCACTCTCCTGGGAATTATGAACGTCAACAGTTCCAAGAAGGAGCGGATGGTTGTTGAGGAAGCCAGCGGGTCCTCCGGTCAGGTGCTTGCCATGCGTGCTGTGAATCTGCAAGCGCGCAAGTATGCGTGCGAGTGGATTAACGCTAAGTACGGGCTGAATGTTGACGTTACGTGGAACCTCGATGACTCAGCCGGCAGTACGGACATGCAGGAACTCAATCCAATGTCCGAGATGAACCCGTTTGCTGACCAGGAATCCGTTAACAGCACCGATCTGGGAGGGCCCAATGAGTAACTACACGACAGAACTGAGGAAGATCGACGAACGTCTGATAGACGACGCCCTGTCCCATTACCCTATTTTCTCGGAGGATTACCGTTCGACTCTAAACTCTAAGATCAAAACACATTTCTGGTTTAACGAGATCGGGCACGAGACCATTGATATCTTCCTTTTCCAGTTAAAGGTTAAGATGAATGAGATCATGCCCTACTACAACCAGATGTACGAGTCCGAACTCACCAAGCGAGACCCGTTCCTGACCGTCCGCATGACCTCCACGAACATGAGTACCGGCTCAACGCGCACCACTGGCGAAACCAGCGAGCAGGGCAGCTCCACGTCATCCACCGACGCTAAGTCCCGGGCAGTCCAGTCCGAGACGCCTCAGGTCATGCTCTCCGGAAACGGGGACTATGCGACGGGCGCGGCCGACTCCACGTCCCTGACGGGCGTCAAGTCGTCTAGCGCCGGCAGCGGGTCTCAGACAGCCACGTCATCTAGCGACGGTAGTGGTAGTGCTAGCCAGGAAGGTTTTTCGGGGTCTATGGCGTCGCTTATTCAGGCGCACCGCGACGCTATTGTTAATGTTGATATGATGGTGATTGCTCAACTTGAGCCACTTTTTATGCTTGTTTGGACGCCGCCTACTGACATGATTGGAGCAGATTGGTATGGATACTAACGACCCGCGGGTGAGCGCTATTGACGCCGCTCTGTACCGCTTGAACCCGCCTACCACGCCGTATTCCACGCCGTTCACCTATAACAACGGTCTGACCGTTCTCGAGATTCTTGAGCGTATTCGTAAGGCCGTGATTGACACCATCACCTATGCTGAGGGTTTCGGCAAGGAAGTTGAGGGGATGGTCAAAGAGATTAACCGTATTGCCGAGCAATGGGCTAAGGACTCAAAGAAAAAACTAGACGACTTTGAGTCGTTCCTCAACGATTCGCGCAAGAGCACCGATGAGAAGATCAAGGCGATGAACGAACTTATCGAGTCGTTCAAGGCGCGCCTTGTAGACGCTCGCTTCGATCGTATCGAGGACGGCGATTTCGTTGACGCTCCGATGAAGGATTCCTCCCGAATTCAGGTTGCCACCAAGCAACGAATCGGGAAGATTGACGCGGCTATCGAGAAGGTCAAGTCTGACATTCAGAATATCCTCAATAACTACTACACCAAAGCGCAAGCAAACGACCTGTTTCTTGAGGACCCTAAACTCACTGAGGGTGTCGTCTTCGGTTCCTCCAATGCCACTATTGAGGCGTTTCGATGGACCGAAGAACTGTGTAGGGATATGGGGGTCACCCCCAATGTGTACGCCATTGGAGGTGGTGGTTTCACAAGCACGCCTGATAACAACTTCATTACTCAGGTGAATAACGCTCGCTCCCGAATGAGTGAGGAGAAAAGGCGTGCCACCAAGTACGTCTTCCTCATTGACATGCTGAACGATATCCGAGCACAGAACTCCGTCACCGACCAGGCGGGCACGTTCTTCTCACTAGTTCGTCAGCACTTCCCCAATGCGACCATCTACGTTCTGCCCGTCACGTATAATGAGGCGTCTCTGAATGAGTATGTTCAGATGGCTCGTAGTTGTGTTTCGCGCACCTATGAGGTTATTGCAGCGGGTAAGCCGTTCGGCGCTATTGTGTGCGAGGGGTCGAGGTCTTGGTTGCACTTCGGTAAGGAACAGGCCAAGTCGTGGGATCAGGGTGTGGATAATGTTCACATGACGGCAGCGGGCTACAGGCACGTCAAGCATTTGTTTATCAACTGGATCAACGGTGGCCCGTCGTTCCTCAACCCTCCGTCGTTTGACCTGCATACGCTTTCGGCCAGCGCAATTCAGCGTGACTACAACTATCTGAACTGTGAGCGTCACGATGATTTCGTGAATATTCAGGGAACGTTCAAGATCGGCGGGTCTAACGCTGGATATGACGTGAAACTGATGGATCTACCCGGTTGGGCGCGCCCGTATGACGGTGTCATGTCCCCGATTATCGGCAATGACCGTACTTACAAGTACATCTATGTTGCTAAGACCGGTGGGATGCACGCGGGCGATATCCTGTCCGCTAACCAGACCTATCAGGTGAACATGACCTACCGCATCTTCTAGGAGATTCAAGTGGCTTGGGATGAGACTGCAAAGAAGGTAGCCATTAAGGCTATCGGCACTGTTGAGTCGTCAATGAAATACGACTCAATCAACTACAACGACCCTATTACTGTGGGAATTGCGCAGTGGTACGGTCCGCGAGCGGCAGACATTATCAAGAAAATGGGCGCCGCTCACGCAAGCGAGTTCGCCGGTGTGGCCTCATCCCTTAAAGCCGACCTGTCCTCCCACGGCAACGACTCGTGGTGGACAAACAGGTGGCTGTCCCGAGCAGAGGGAGATTCACTTCTCCCTCTGCTCAGGGCAGGCGCCAAGGAGCAGGATGCCCAGTTGGTGGCCGACCTTGAGGGGTATTTCACGGCGGCCAAGAATCTGGGCATTGACCCGAACACTAACACCGATTCCTTCATCTACTGGTGCGTTGCCTACCACCAAGGACCGCGCTACGCGATTCGTGTCGCTAATAACGTTGGCGGTAACGCCTCATTGGACGCGTTTCACCACGCCACGCTCAATGACGGCGTGCTCGGGAAGTATCCAAACAGGTACAACCAGGCGTACCAGATCATTAAGAGCCGCGACACCTCAGGCGTGTCAACCCCCGGCGCCCCGTCACCGTCCCGTCCCGGAAACGGTGGCAGCGGAGGGGCGACCAACGGCGGCTCCAACGCCGGTTCGCTCACGCGTGCTTGGACGGACGGGAGTGGACTACTACACCTGACTACCACGTCAGGCGTGGTCACTGGCTACCCGACGGGGAACAGCCGTCAGTGGCTGACCGGCTCGAACACCGTAAGCAACGGGGGCAGTCCGGCAACTCCGGGTAATGCCGGGGGAGGTGCTGCTCCTCCTCCGGGTGGTGGGGGAGGTGATGCTGCGTCTAAGCGTTGGGCTGTTTATAAATGGATGTATGACCGGCAGATGAAGTTTGCCTATATGCAGGCGCCTGGCCGCCTTAACCCCGACCAGTCCGGTTTCGGTGACTGTTCCAGCACTATCTACCGTGCCTATATGGATACGGTGGGGATCAACGTTGGTACTTGGACGGGTGACCAGTACAACCGCGGCACTGAGGTTGTCAGGGGCTACGGTCACCCTACCCCTGCGCAGATTGCGCAGATGACCACGGCGGATATGATTGTCATGAGTTGGGGCGGTGGATATCCGCACACTGACCACGTGGAGATGTATACGGGCGACGGCTCTCACACTATTGGTCACGGTGGGCCTAGGCCCGGTCCGCACATTAACTCAATCTTTATGCTTGACGACGCCACTTGGTGGACGGTTAGGCGTCATATCCTGTAGGGGGAGGAATGAACGGAAAGATCACACACTACTACGATTTCAGTCGTATTCGTTCATACGGTGCGCGTTATCTCATGATCGTAGGCAGTCGTGGTACCGGTAAGACTTACGGTGCGAAGAAGATTGCTATCAGCAACGCGATCAAGAAAGGTGAGCAGTTCATCTACCTCCGCCGTCACCGCGTGGAGCAGAAAGGGCGATTCACGTTCTTCGACGACATTGCGCACGAGTTCCCGGGCTATGAGTTCGCCGTTCACGGGAACGATGCTGTCATGCGAATGGAGGGCGACAAGAAATGGGACACCATCGGGTACTTCTCCGTCCTCAGTACATCTCAGGCCCAGAAATCGACGGCTTACCCGCTGGTCACCACCGTCATTTTTGATGAGTTTATCATCGAAAATCCTCAGATTAGGTACCTAGATGATGAGGTACGTGTCTTCAATAACTTCTACCTGACTGTTGACCGGTATAAGGACAAGACAACGGTTTTTATGCTCTCCAACTCTGCGAGCATTATGAACCCGTACATGCTCAAATGGGACCTGAGACCGAACTCTGAGTTCGTCAAGGCGGGTGACGGATTTATCGTCTGCCATTTCGCGGATGACACACAGTTCAAGAATGACGTTGCTAACACTCGCTTCGGTAAGTTCGTGATGAGCACCGATGAGTCTTATGCCGAGTATGCTATCAGCAACAAGTTCAAGGACAACACTGACGACTTCATCGGCAAGAAAAGCGGTAAGGCTGAATACTATTGCACCATACGCACGCGCAATGGTTGCTTCTCTGTCTGGACCGACCTGCCTATGTTTACTATTCAGGAGTACAGGCCCAAGAATGAGGTTATGTACTGCATTGACCACAAGGCGATGAAAGAGGGTGACATCTATGTGAAAAGCAATGATCGAATTCTCCAAATGTTGAGGAACAGGTGGAGAAGGGGGCTTATCCTGTTTGACTCCCCAAAGTCCCGAAATACATTCACGGAAATATTCAAATGACGTCCCATATTGATATCGGAATAATTGTCGGTCTCATCACCATAGCGGCAACCATCATCGCCGTGGGCAGATGGTCCTACCGACAGTTCAAGTCGCTAGAGTGTCTGCTCGAGGACTGGCACGGAGAGCCTGCCCGTCCCGGTGTCCCCGGAAGATTGGGGGTAATGGAAAGGTTAGACAGTATTGAGAAGAAGGTTAATTCTGCTGCTTTTAATTCTCAGCCTAATCACGGCACAAGTGCTTTTGATGAGCATACCCGCCTACTGAACCAAATTCTGGAAAGGATCAACAATGAATAAGATCATCGAGACCGTCACGTCCCCCACTGCCCGCATGTGGTGCTACAACCTCATGATCGCTGTCATGGCCTACCTCACCGTCAAGGGCTACCTCAAGGGCGATGAAACCGCCGCTCTCACCGCAATCGGCGCCGCGTTCTTCGCCGTCGCATCCGTCAACACTGACCGTACTCCTGGAAAGCACGAGGCACTCTAATGGCTACCGCACAGCAGTTCATTGACGCTTGCGCAGAGGAGATCGGGTACAGCCGATGGAACGATGAGGCGGCGGGCACCAAGTACGGGCGCGACTACGCCGCGCGCCACGGCGCCGTATTCGGACAGAGCGGTGTCCCGTTCTGCGATATGGGGATGACCTACTGCCTACGCAAGGTCGGTGTCACCGACTTTGACTCCGCCTACGTCCCAGCCCGCGTAAACACGGCACGAGCGCGTGGCTGGCTCGTGGAGCCCGGCGCCGCGCGCCCCGGTGACATGGTCACCTTCGACTGGCACGACGACGGCGAGGATGACCATATCGGCGTCGTGGAGAGTATTAGCACTGACGGTGTGAACACCATCGAGTTCAACACGTCGGAGTTCTCCTGGGACGACGGGGGACTGGTCATGCGTCAGCACCGGCCATGGGCCCATATCAGCCACGCAATCCGCTACCCCTGGTCTGACACAGGCGTGGGGTCCATCCACCCGCCCACGAGGCGCCTGGAGGACCTACAACGTGCCGTAGGCGCCTACCCCGACGGTGTGATCGGCCCTGACACCAGGCAGCGCATCCTGGCCGTCGTGAGCGCGTCCTCATGGGGCGGGCAGTCCTTCCCCTTCGGTGTGGCATACGCTCAGGGCGTCGTGGGGACCGCGCAGGACGGCGTTTGGGGTGAGGCCAGCATGGCGGCCCATGACAGGACCGTGGAGACCATGCAGCGCGCCCTAGGCGTCGAGGACGACGGTGTGTGGGGCCCTGATACTCAGGCCGCCTGGCAGGCCCTCGCTGACGTCAGCGAGCAGGTCTGAGCACGCACCAGAAGGTCCCGGTCACCGTCATGGTGACCGGGACCTTGCCGTAGGAGAGGAGGACCTACGAGGTCAGTATTGCACTGGAATGTAGGTGGTGGCAACTCCGAGCGCGAAGAACGTAAACCCAATTGTCATTACGATAATCATCGCCACACAAAACAGAATTGCCAGCATCATCATATCAGGACGTTTCATCACTCTGCTCCATTCTTGGTAGCAATGTACGTCAGAACTCCAAACATTTGCAGTTCATTCAAACAAGCAACGTCACCCCTACTAGCCGACTTACCATACCGTCCCAACAAATCATAGAACCGTTTGGATGAACTGGCCACATACCATTCATTGCTATTGCGGAGAATGTCAACCTTATAACCATTCGCCTTAACCGCGCAACGCGACGGATCAATAAAATAGACAATGCCAGAACAGGACGCAATCACCTCAAGCATATTAGGCGAAAGACACAACCAATTACTCTTTATTGAAGACGGACCATATTTGTAATTAAGACGCGCCTTAGCAGACTCTACCTTATCCATCATTCCTCCTCCCACCCCGAGGGCACTTCCCTCACCGGCGATGACACAAATATACGAATACAGAAAACACGTGTCAAGCACAAAGCATGTGATGCCGATCATAGACCGAACGGGCGATAGCAGACGGCAGAGCACGTGTCAAGATGAGACGGAAAAGTGTGAGCGATTGCATTATGGGGTACCCCCGGGGGGTATATTATTTTTTGACAAA